CCGACCCGCTCGCCGCGGCCTTGGTGGGGCTCCTACCCATCGAGCCGACGGACACGGTGATGGAGCCTCACGCGGGCGGTGGGGCGTTCGTGCGGGCCTTGCTCCCGGTCGCGCGCCGAGTCCACGCGTGCGACGCGAACCCCGAAGCCGAGGGGCTCCACATCGACGGGGTGTCAGCCTCGTTCGGGGGCGTGGACTTCCTGCAGTTGAAGTACGGGCGGGCCCGGTGGATCGTCGGCAACCCACCCTTTCGCGGCTTTGAGGCGCACGTCGAGCACGCGCTAACCCTCTCCCGCCACGTCGCCTTCCTGCTCCGGCTCGCCTCGATGGAGACCGCCGCGCGGGCGCCCATGTGGCAGCGGTGGCCGCTCCGGAAGGTGTGGGTGCTCGCCGAGCGCCCGAGCTTTACGGGCGGGGGCACCGACAGCGCCGCCTACGGGTGGTTCTGGTTTGACCGGCTCTACGAGGGCCCTGCCGAGATCGTGCCTGGGTGGTCGTGGAAGGGTGGGGGTGTCTCGTGATCGCCGACGAAGGCCCGGGGGCGATCCGCTTCGGCGCCTACCTCGCCGCCCCCGAGGGCAAGGTGTGGCCCGACGGCGCGTGTCGGTGGCGCGTGACGGGGCCGGGGGTGTCGCGGCTGACGCGGCTGCTCCGGCGGGCTGACGCGATGGGGGAGGTGTACCGATGGCTCCAGGAGACCGGGATGGGCGGGGTGCGGCCGGCGGCCTGGGTCGAGGTGGTGCCGCAGGAGCCGCTGAAGCGGAAGACGTACCGACAGGTCGAGGCCGAGGAGCCGCTTCCGGCGTGGGTGGTGGTGGACGAGGGGAAGCCCCTGGGCGTGTGCATCGTCGCCTACTGTGGGGCGGTGGTGGTGACGCGGCGGCTGTGCGGGGCCCATGACCGGAAGGCGCGGGCGCAGGGGATCCGGGAGCGGATCGGGCCCCCAGCGGTCGTGAAGGCGAAGGGCGTGTGGCGGTGAGCGGGGCGCCCGACCCTCGGGTCTCGCCTCCCATCGGCCACGCGATCAAGGCGGCTCCAGACCTGTCCGACCCGAAGGTGGTCCGGCTCGCCCGTCGCATGTACTTCAGCCGCTTCGCTGACCAGGTGACCGAGGCCGGGATCGAGGCAGAGGACGGGCTTCAAGAGGTGCTCTTGCGTTTGTTCCTGAAGTCGCAGTCGCCATCGAGGTGGAACCCCGAACGGGGCGGGCTGACGACCTGGCTGTTCGTCGCGACCGGGGGGGTCGTGCTCAACATGATCGACAAGCACCGACGGTTCGTGAGGCGGGCGGGCGAGGTCTGCAACGAGGGCGATGCGGCGTGCATGGCTCGTGCGGTTGAGGCCACTGGCGACGAATAAAGCGACATAGACACGCAGAAAGGTGTGTGTGAGGCCTTGACAGGTGCCCATGCCCCCTCATCGGTACCACCAAGGGGGTGTGAGAACGGTCGGACCCCCCACCCGGCCTACGCACGTCGAGCCTCGCGCGCGAGCTCTCGAAAAAAACCGCCAAAGTTCAAGGAATTGACACCCCATGAGACGGTCACGCCTTGACAAGTCCTCGTCGTCTGTGCGTCGGGCCGCCGTCGAGAAGGCTCTGCGAGAGCGCGGGTGGTCCGAGGTCGTCGTCGAGTCGCTCATCGCCGAGACCGGGTCCAGCCGGGCCACCCTCTACCGGGACCGCGACGAGATCGCGAAGGTGCTGGCGCAGGAGGAGACCGCCGGCCTGCCCGAGCGCCGGGCCCTCTTCCTCAGCGACCTCCGCCGCATCCGCGACGGGTCGCACGTCGACGGGGCGTACAGCGCCACCGCCCGCCTCCTCGACATGGAGGCCAAGATCCTCGGGCTCGACCGCGTCCCGCTCCCCGAGGTCGAGGCCGAGAAGGAGGGCGAGCTCGACACGTCGCTTGAGGGCGTGCTCCTCGAGGTCCGCAAGCTCCGGCGGCAAGCGCAGGCGGGGCACTCCTACGTCGCGGCCGACAAGCTCCTCGCCCGTGAGCACGAGCTCGTCATGTCCATCCGGCAGCGTGACGAGGCGATCCGCGCCGCCGAGCTCGCCCACCTCAACGAGGAGGGGCTCATCGACATGATCATCGCCAACGTCGCGACCCTCCCCGACACGCTCCGGGCTCGACTCCGTGAGGCCCTCGGGGAGTAGCAGTCCCGGCCCTACCCACCCAACGCCGGGCACGGGTAGGAACCGGACACGAGCGCAGCCGGTACCACGGCGCGTGACAGCTCCCCCCCGGGCCATGCTCCTCGCTCTCCTCCGCGGCACCGGCGGCCTCGTCGAGCACGTCGCGCGCCACCCGCTCGACTACTCGCGGTGGACCGAGCCCCAGGAGGAGTACCTCACCAACCGGTCGAACCGGAAGCTCCTCCGCATCGGCAACGGCGGCGGGAAGTCCCGCGTAGCCCTCGCCGACGTGGTCATGCGCGCCCGCAAGTCACACCCGTTCCGCCCCGATTGGAACGCCCGCCGGGGCCCGACGAAGCAGTGGATCACGACGGTGACCTGGTCGCAGGCCGTCCCGCTCATGCAGATGCTCCGCTCGTTCCTCGGCGAGGGGGAGCTGGCGAAGGCGCCGAACTGGGACCCCGCGAAGGGGTGGGGCAAGGATTCGCCCGTCCTCGTGTGGCCCGACGGGTCGACGGTGGGGTGGCGCACCTCCAACCAGGGCCCGCTCGCGCACGCTGGCGCCGAGCTCGACCACATCCTGATCGACGAGCCGGTGGCCGCCGAGACCTACCGCGAGCTCGAGCGGCGTGTGGCCCGCCGCGGCGGTGACCTCTCCCTCGCCATGACGCCGATCAACTGCCCCGGCGACATCGCGTACCTCCGCGACCTGTGCACCGAGGGCATCGTCGCGGACCTAAACTTCCCGATGAACGAGCGGCTCTTCCGCTACACCGACGGCGACATCCGCAGGCTCCCCGACGGTACGCCCTGCGATGCCACCTGGATCGCGGAGCAGATCCGGCAGGTGCTCCCGGCCTACCGCGACATCGTCATCAACGGCGGGTGGGACGAGATCACCGTCGACGGTCGCTTCACGGACGCCTTCAGCCGCTCTCGCCACGTCGCCGAGTTCCGCCTCGACGGCTCCGAGGTGCTCTCTCTCGGGACGGACCACGGATCCCAGGCCTTCACGGAGACGGCGGTGCTCGTCGCGGTCGACCAGTCGAAGGAGTACCCGCACATCTACATCCTCGACACCTACGAGGCGCAGCGCGACAGCCCCGCCGATGCCGACGCGCGGGCCATCCTCGAGATGCTGGCGCGTCACGGGAAGCGCTGGGGGAGCCTGAAGCACGTCACCGGCGACATCGCCCACTACGGCGGGCGCGGGCGCATCAACCGCAAGAGCAACCAGGAGCTCGCCTACGAGATCGCGCGCGAGCTCCAGCTCGGGCGCAACGCGTCACTCGTCCCGCCCATCCGGACGGCGAAGACGGGCGCCGGGGCGGGCCCCCGCGGGTCGGTCTACCGCGGCACGTCCTGGCTCTACCGGGCGCTCCTCCGCGAGGGCCACGTCACCGTCCACCCCCGGTGCGTCTCGCTCATCAAGGCCTTCGAGAACTACAAGGGCGGGAGCACCGACGAGCACGGCCACCTGGTCGACGCTCTCCGCTACGCCCTCGACCCGTGGATCAACCGGGGGCAGCAGCGCAACGTCCCGAGCGCCACGGTGGTGGTGGGGTAGGGCACTCGGTACCACGGGCGATGTCGACCCACATGCTGGCGCCCCCGCTTCCCGCCAACCCGGTCGAAGCGCAGCGCGTGGAGCACACCCGCCTCCGCCGGCGCGTGCTCTACTCGATGCACGAGGGCGACGTGCGCGCCCGGCTCTCCGAGGCCGTGGGCCCCACCCGCGCGCAGGCGTGGAAGCTCACGGACATGACGTCCAACCCGGCGTGGTACGTCTGCTCTCAACTCGCCGCGCTTCACCGCGAGACCCCCGAGGTCACGCCCCCCGACGGTGGCGAGGACGTGGCCGCCTCGGTCTCCGAGTCGGGGTTCTGGCAGCTCGCGCAGCGCGTCCAGCGCGACACCATCGGGCTGAACGACCTGTTCGTGCGGGTCGACATCGACCCCGAGACGAAGGAGCCCGGCTACCGGCTTGTCCCGCCCGACCTGGTCGAGATCATCACCAACCCGTTCGCCCCCTCCCAGCCGCTCGCGATGAAGGAGTGGATCCAGGACCCCGACAACGCCGGGCAGTGGGTCCAGCTCGTGACCGACCCGCGCGAGGCGCTCTACATGGCCCTCGACGCGGAGGGCATCGACGTGTCCGCCCGCGTGCTCAAGGGCGACTTCCGGGGCGAGGCCTACCCCTGGTTTGTCGGCGGCAAGCCCGTGCTTCCCTACATCGGGTACCACGCCGCCGAGACCGGCTACGCGCTCGAACCCTACGGTGGGCGCGAGGTGTTCGAGGGGTCCCTACAGCTCGGCGTCTACTACAGCTTCTTCGGCCACATCCTCCGCAACGCCGCGTGGGGGCAGCGCTGGATCCTCGGCGCCGAGCCCGTCGGCGGCGATGTCGACGAGGACGGCCGGCGGAGGGAGATCGTGGCCGACCCCGCCACCCTCCTCGTGCTCCGGCAGATGGAGGACGCCGCGGGCCAGGCGCAGGTGGGACAGTTCGCGCCCCCGGTCGACCCCGACCGCATCCTCGCCGCGATCGAGCGCTACGAGCAGCGCGTGGTCGAGATGGCGCTCTCGACGGTGGGCGTGTCCCGCCGCGAGTCTGACGTCCGCTCCGCCATGTCCCTCGCCGTCTCCCGCGAGGCCCAGCGCGAGGCGCAGCGGGCCTACGAGCCCGTGTTCCGCCGCTCCGACATCCGCCTCCTCCGCCTCACCTCGGGCCTCATGGGCGGCCCGGTGGACGGCTGGCGCATCCAGTACAAGGGCGCCCCGCGCGACTCCATCGAGCTCGACGCCGAGCTGACCCGGATGCAGGGGCAGATCGCCGCGGGCCTCCTCGACAAGGTCACAGCCTACCAGCAGCTCCATCCCGGCCTCCTTCGCGACGAGGCGGAGGCTGCCGTGAAGACGATCACCGAGACGAACCGCCGGCTCTCTGGCGGCGCGATCGAAGTGGTGACCGGCGCCCCCGCCGCCGATGCGCCCGCCCCCTCGGCCATGCCCACGATCGCGCTCACCTCCACGGACATCGCCTCCATCGTGACCGTCGACGAGGCCCGCGCCTCCCAGGGGCTCCCCCCGATCGGCGGCACGGACGGAGCGCTCACCGTCGCCGAATTCCAAGCGAAGAACGCGGCCGTGATCGCCGCGGCCGCCAACGCCACCGCCGGAACCCCGACCCCGACCCCGTAGACCCGAGAGGACACCCCCCATGGCTGAACCCGAGACCCGCGAGCCCGTACCCTACGAGCGCTTCCAGACCGTCGTGAGCGAGAAGAACACCCTGACCGCCGAGATCACCACGCTCCGCGGCGAGGTCCAGAAGCTGACCGAGAAGGCCGCGACCGTCGACACGCTCTCCACCGAGGTCACCCGCTGGAAGGGCGAGGCCGAGGCCGCCGCCGGCCGCTTCAACACCTTCACCGAGATCTCTGGCGCGCTCGGGTCCAACGACCCCGACGTGATCGCCGCCTTCGACGGCAAGTACAAAGCCCTCCCCGAGAAGGACCGCCCCACACGCGCCGCGTGGGTCGAGGCCCTGAAGGCGAAGCCCGAGGACGCCCCCGGCGTGCTCCGCCCGTGGCTGACCCCCGCGCCTGGCGCCAAGGGCCCCGAGCCGAAGCCGGCCCCCCGCAACCCGGCCGCGCCCAGCTCGCCCCCCAACGCCCCGGCCGCGATCGTCGGCGCCGAGGTGGCGCGCATCAAGGCCACCTGTGTGAAGACGGGCAACTGGGAGCCGTGGAAGGCCTTCAAGAAGGCCAACGGGCTCTGACCCTCGGTACCACGTCGCGAGGCCCCGGGTCGCTCCCGTCAACAGCGTCGGGCTGACGAGAAATCTTCACCCATCTGGAGTCCCCCGTGGCCAACGAAATGACCCCCTCGAGCATCGCCGACATCGTCGCCGGTGAAGTCCTCGCCGCCGAGTTCCTCATGACGCTCGACGACCGCGACGCCAGCGTGCTGATGCACCCCGCGTTCTTCCACGCGACCGGCGCCCCCGGCTCCAACGTCGTGCGCGTCCCCGTGCTCGGCTACGGCAAGGATCTCCTTGCCGCCACCAGCGCTTCCGCCGAGACCGCCAACACGGCCTTCAGCGACGACAAGGTGGACGTCACCCTCGCGAACTACACGCTCCGCTACTCGGCCGACGACCTCGCCCGCTTCATGGCGGACGGGAAGATCGACCCGATCCGCTTCGCGGCCTACGCGGGTGTCAACGTGGCGCAGACCCTGATCTCGCTCGCCGCCAACGTCACCGACGGCTTCTCCAACGTCGCCGGCTCCACGGGCGTCAACGCCGCGTGGTCCGACGTGCTCGTCGCGAAGGCGTTCCTGTACGTCGCGAAGGCGCAGGGCGCGATGCTCGGCCTCCTCCACGGCCAGCAGTGGGCGGACCTCGAGGCCAACGCGCTCTCGCTCGGCGTGCTCCCCGCGGCGACGAACGCCGCGATCGTCAACTCCCAGCTCGAGGCCTACAAGGGCCGGTACTTCGGCGTCGACTTCTTCACCTCCGGCCACGTCCCGACCGCCGACACCGGCGCCAACCGCGCCGGCGGCATCTGGACCGCGGGCGGCGTCGTGTGGGCGGACGCCGAGTTCGCCAACGACGGCGACCCCAACATCGTGAACCTCGGGCGCGGGCAGTTCGAGCGCGTTCGCCGGGGCACGTTCTCGGAGACCTCCTACATGATCCGCGCCGCGATGGGCGTGGCGCTCGGCATCGACGGCGCCGGCGTCACCCTGAAGACGGACGCATAGCTCTGCGGAGCTTCCCGGGGGCCCTTCGGGTGTCCTCTCGGGAGCCCCTGGGGAGCTCTCGCCTGGAGCCCGCTCGGTATCACCGGGCGGGCTTCACCCGTTTTTGAGAGGACACATGGCAGAACGCACCGATCCCGCCGCCGCCGGCGCCGCCACCCCCGCGAACAAGAAGGTGACTCCTGCCTTCTTCTCGCGCGACACCGGCGCTACGCTCCCGTACCTCGACCGCAGCGCCCCCTACATCCTCGCGCACCACCCGAAGCGGTACATGGTCATGGACGGTCGGCTCGTCCCGAGCCCGTCGCAGATCGCGCTCGTCGACGGCGTCAACCGCGTGCGCGTGGCCGCCGACGGCCGCATCTACTTCAGCGACACCCAGGCGAAGCTCCAGGATCGCGGCTTCAAGCTCATCCCCTTCGAGAAGGGTCCGGGCGGCGAGTCGTACCTTCAGGAGATCGACACCCGCCCCGACGGTCGCGAGGTCGTGACGAAGGCGACGATCTCCGTGTGGCAGACCGCTTTCGCGGGCAGCGACCGCGCCGAGTCCGACGAGGCCGGGTACGCGACCTGGCTTGAGGAGCTGGTGGCCGAGGGGTTCCTTCCGAAGTGCCCCGTCCACGTCGCCAACGCGATGCTCCAGACGGCCCGCTCGCAGCTCCAGGAGGCGGAGCAGCAGCGCGCTCAGGGCAAGCTCTCCGACGCCACCCGGATCGACGCCCTCACCGTCGACGTCGCCGTCCTCGAGAAGGCCGCGGGCAAGCCGCAAGCGGCCAAGGCCACGCGCGGCGCCCCCAGGCTGGAAGCCGAGGGCAAGGCGCCCGGGCGGGGCAACGCGTGAGCGGCGAGCGCCAGGGCGACCGCGAGGCCCTCGACAAGCTCACGAAGGACGTGATCGACACGCCCCGTCAGGGCCGCCCCTTCACCGATGGGGAGGCCCGCGACATGGCCCGCAAGGCGCTGACCGAGGCTGACCGCCGCCTGCGCGACCAGGGCAAGCGGTAGGTCGGTACCACGGCGCACACCCCCGAGGCGCGCGTGAGCTCTACCCCGTACTTCTCCGTCGAGGCGCCGATTGAGGCCCTCGGCGAAGCCGCATCCAGCTTCACCGGCATCCGCACCGACGACGCCGTGACCCACGCCTCGTTCGTCTACGGCGCGTCGAGCACCGACGACGTCGTCTTCATCGCCACCCGCGCGATGCGCGTGAAGGCCGCCTACCTCCGTCCCTACGTCGCAGGCACCGACACCGGCGCCGTGACCGTGACCCTCCGCAAGGTGCCGAGCGGCACGGCGATCGCGGGTGGCACGGCGCTCCACACGGGCACCGGCAACCTCAAGGGCACCCCCGACACGGTCCAGACCCTCACGCTCTCCGCCACGGCGGCCGACCTCGGGCTCGCCGCCGGTGACGCTCTCGCGATCGACTTCACTGGCGTGATGACCGCGGCCCGCGGTGTCGTCACCGTCGGCCTGGCCCCCCGCTAACCATGAGCGGCGCCGCCACCACGTTCACGACGGCGCGCTTCCTGACCGCGGACTACCTGGTTCGCGGGCAGGACAACCCGCTGTCGTGCCCGCTCTGGAGTGCCGGCGCCCTCGTCGCGCCGACCGAGTCGGAGTCGACCGTCTCGATCTACGACGCGGGCGGCACGGCCATCGTGACCGCGGCGGACGTCACGGTCACGAGCAGCATCGCGACGTTCACGCTCCCGGCGGCGCTCGTCCCCACGTCGCTCTCCCTGGGCGGCGGCTGGCGCGTCGAGTGGACGCTGGGCGTGGGCGGCGTCCCGACCACGTACCGCAACAACGCCTTCCTCGTCCGCTCCCGGCTCGCGCCGATGATCACGGACGCCGACCTCTTCCGCCGCGTGTCGGGCCTCAACCCCGCGAGCTCGGCACCGCTCTCCTCGGTCGCCAACTACCAGCCGTACATCGACGAGGCCTTCGTCACGCTCCACGGGTGGCTGACGGGCCGCGGCTCGCTCCCCCACCTGGTCATGGAGCCGAGCGCCCTGCGCGAGACGCTGATGCTGCTCACGCTCACGGGCATCTTCGAGGACTTCGCGACGCGCCTGACCGAAGGCTTCGCGATCCAGGCCGCCGAGTACCGACGCCAGTACATGGCCGAGCGGGCGGGCCTCTCCTTCGAGTACGACCTCGCCGACACCGGCCGCTCTGACGGCCGCCGCAAGCGCTCCGCATCGCCCACGGTGTGGCTCGGCGGGTGGGGCTGATGGGTGACCTCGCCGACCTCCGCGCGACGTTGGCGGCCCCCCTGGAGGCGCTCGCCGGCTGGACCGTGTCCCGGTGGGCGCCCGACCTGTTCGGCCGCGACACCGACCACATCCTCAACCACGCGTTCGCCATCCACTTTCCCGAGTCGGTGCCGGCCCCCGGCAACGGGCGCCAGCGCGTAAGCCCCGAGGCCGTGCTCATCATGGAGACGACGGTAGAGGTCCTGTGGGCGCACCGCCTCCGCGGCGACGCACAGGTGGCCGACGGCGACGCGGCGACCAACGCGGAGCAGCTCCTCGTGAGGACCCTGTTCGGCATCCTCGGCGAGCACATCAAGCTCGACCGCCTCGGCCGTCGCGCCGCCCCCGAGGGCTGGGTCCTCGGGGTCGCCCGCTTCAAGGTCGTGCACCGGTACGCGCTCACGGCCTGACGCGGGCGGTCGGTATCACGGGCCGACCCACCCACGCGGAGGCCCTGATGGCGCTGTTCGACTTCCCCATGCTCCCGAAGAACGGGACGCTCCTCCTCGAGGACGCCACTGGCACCCCGATCGCCCTGACCGTTCAGTACGAGGACGGCGACTTTGCGATCGACGAGATGCAGGCCGGGTACATGGAGACCGAGATCCTCCAGGACCGCGGTGTCGATTGGACGATCGTCGAGACGAAGGAGCAGCGGCTGACCGCTACCTTCAGCGCCTACGCCACCGACCTCGCCGACGCGACCGAGAAGACGATCCCCGATGCGTGCATGAAGACGGGCGCCTTCGCGGCTGGCGTCTCCGTGTTCGGCGCCAACCGGCCGTGGGGCATCAAGTGCACCTACACGCAGGAGCAGACCAACTACGGCGCGGGCGCCGACAGCACGATCGTGCTGGCGAAGGTCCGCCCCCTGTGGGCCTTCGCGGAGGCCGGCACGGGCAAGTTCACCATCAAGATGATGATCTTCAACCCGTCCTCGACCGTGACGCGGACCTGAGATGAGCGCCACCGTCACGCTCCTCGGGCAAGAGTACGCCGTCACGATCCCTCCGCAGTTCGCTGTCGTCGAGGAGCTTGTGGTGGCCTACGGCGAGGCGGGCGACCGCGCGTCTCACCGGCTCCGCGTGTGCGGCGCGATCCTCGGCATCTGCACACCGCTCGGCCGCGAGTTCAAGGCCGACTACGTCAAGGCCCGTTTCGACGTGCTCGCCTACGGTGGGGCCATCTATGGCGCCCTCCGCGAGCGCGGGGCCACGTCGGCACAGGTGGCAGAGCAGGCACACACCATCCTCGGGGCCTTGGTCGCCAAGGCGTTCCCTCGCGAACAAGAGGTCGTCGAGCGCGCGGGTTTTTCGGCACCCGCCGCGGGCGGGTAGACCGCGACGCTCTCGCGATCTCTCTCCGGTACGGCGGGGGCAACCCTCGATGGTTTCACGAGCAGCCGCGCGAGGTCCAGGTGGACGTCCTCGCGCTTCACCGCGTCGAGGCTGACGAGGCGAAGGCGGCCACAGAACAACGCAAGCGAGGAGGCAGGTAGCGTGACGACCCGGTACACCAGCGGCGGCGTCACTGTCGCCCTCGACGCGGGCCTTGACGCGTTCGTGCGCGCGCTGGTGTCGGCTTCGGAGACCGAGACGATCCGCATCCTCGAGGCTGCGGCGGACGGCGAAGCGGCGCGGGCCGAGGCCGCCTGGTACGGGCCCGAGGGGGTCACCAAGCGCACGGGCAAGAGCGGCGACATCGACCGCGTCACCACGTTCGACGTCGACCGCGGCGAGGTGCGCGTGAGCGTCGGCTCGACCGACGCGCGCCCCGACGCGAAGGGGAAGGGCGTGGTCCCCTACTACGTGCGCCGGCCCGGGCCGCTCTCCCTCGTTGATCGCTTCGTCACCCAAGGCGAGTGGTGGGCCTGGAAGAAGGGCGAGAAGCCCGTGGGGAGGGCAGGCACCAAGGGCAAGACCAATTGGATCATCCGCGAGTCCAACCCCAAGGCCAGCGACGGGAAGTACCTCGTCGTCGAGCTCATCCGGAAGCCGGTGGCCGCCCGCCTGCTCGAGATCACCCCCGAGCTCGGCCGCGCCATCGCCGCGCGCGCCACCCAGCGGAGCTGACGTGTCCAACCCAGTAGCCGGTATCGACATCGTCGCGCGCCTCGACCAGTTCCGCGCCGAGCTCGCCAAGATCCCCGACATCGGCGGCAAGGAAGCCAAGGCCCTCGCCGCGCAGATGTCGAAGGAGATCCGCGGAGCAGAGAGGGCATCCCTCGCCGCCGCCAAGGCGTCCAAGGCCGCGGCCGGGGCGACCAAGGACTTCGGCGACAAAGCCGGCGCCGCCGGTCAGAACGCCTCCAAGCTCGCCGGCTTCCTCGGCATGATCTCGCCACAGGCCGCAGAGGCCGCGCGCTCGGTTGCCGACCTCGCTGACGTGGGAGAGGTCGCCTCGGCCTCCGGCTCGGCCTTGGGCGTCTCCACGGCGGCGCTGGGGGTGGCTCTCCTCGCAGTCGCCGAGGTCGCGGCCGTCGCCTACGTCGCGTACCGGGTGTACACCGAGGAGTCCGACCGGGCGGCCGAGTCGGCTGTGTGGCTGGCGACCGCCGAGGCGGCCCTCACGCCCATCCTCGAGGACACGCGAGACGCGACCATCGATCTCAAGGTGGCGACGGGCGAGCTGACCGAGGAGGCGGGTGCGCTTGAGCGTGCCTCGATCCGAGCGTTCGCCGCGTACCAGCAGGCCACGGCCGCCACTAAAGCGCAGCTCTCCGGCCTCAAGGCGGAGCAGTCCGGGGTGTTCACGCAGTTGGTCGACATGGCCGACGGCATCATCCCCGCCTGGACTCCGATGGGTGTGATCCTCGACGGGCTCACGACGACCTCGGCCGAGTATCAAGTGCAGGTGGACGGGCTCCAGGGGAGCATGGACAAGGCCGCCGCGACGACACGCGCCAACCGCGACGTCCATGAGAAGCTGATCGAGGTCGAGAAGGCGGGCAAGGCCTCCAAGAGCGGGATCGCGAAGGCGAGCGACGAGCAAGCCAAGGCCCTCGACAGGCTCAACGACGAGATCGAGCGCCAGGCGGCGCTCACCGCCGCGTCCTCTGCCTCCTACGACGAGATCATCGGCAAGCTCAACGGCATGGAGCGGGCTGACCGGATGGGCCTCCTGTCGAGCGCAGACCGTGCCGAGGCCGAGCACGCCGCGGCGATGCAGCAGATCGCCGACTTGGCGTCCGTGCAGCAGACCGCGGAGATGACCGCCGCCGCTCGGGAGACCATCGAGCAGGAGGCGCGCGCCGCGTCGGTAGCGGAGACGGATCGCTACCTCGCCGAGGTCGCGGCGATGGAGCGGTCTGCCGACCAAGAGGCGCTCGACCAGGCCACCGCCCGGGCGGCGCAAGAGGTCGCCATCCGTGAGCAGACGCGATCCGCGACGTCGGACCTCCTCGGCGCCGCCTCCGCCGCGTTTGCGTTGGCGGCCGAGGAGCAAGGCAAAACGAACAAGGGCGCAGCGCTCGCGATGTTCGCGGCCTCCAAGGCGGCAGCGGTGGCCCAGGGCGTGGTCAACACCGCCCTCGCGGTCTCCTCCGCTCTCACCCTCCCCCCGCCGGCGAGCTTCATTGCGGCGGCGGCGGCGGGCGTGTCGGGCGCGGTGGCCGTCGGCACCATCCTCGCCTCCCCCCCGCCGAGCTTCAACGACACGCCGGGCGTTCAGATGATGGACCAGCGCGGGAGCGTGAGCCTCGCCTCGGGCGACTTCTTCGCCGCGGCGCGGTCCCCCGCCGAGCTCCAGCGCCAAGTCGGCGCCGGCGGCGGCGGCGGCGGCGTGTCGATCCTCCAGGTGAAGCTCGGGCACCGGGTCCTCGATCAGTCGGTGGCCCGCACCATCCAGGAGGGCGGCCGGCTCTCGCGTGAGATCTCGACCCGCACGAAGGCCGGCACGACTGGACACCGGAGCCGCGCGTGATCCTCTACCCGAGCCAGCTCACCGGGCGCCGCGTTCACTGGATCCTCACCGTGGAGGTGGGCGGCGTCCTCATGCGGATGGCCGACGACGAGATCGACATCGTCACCGACGCGGGCGAGGTCTACCACTACTCGGCGGGCCTCGACGACATCGAGACGAGCGAGGGGATCAGCCTGTTCGGCGACAGCGTCGGGCAGCTCTCGGTAGCGCTGGAGTTCGTGCCCCCGCCGGGGGTGAGCATCGCGCAGATGGTCGCCCGCGGCGATGACCTCTCCGCAGGCCGCGGCGAGCTCGCGCGCTGGGCCGAGGGGACTACCTACGAGTCGCGGCGGGTGGTCCTCGTCGGCGGCCTCGCCGACCCCGAGTACGGCGACGACGGCGAGGCCGTGAGCACGTCCCTTGAGGAGCGCCTCGCCTACGATGAGACGCTCACCTCGTCGTCGCTGGCGAGCGCGTCGACGTCGACGTGGGATCACACGTCGTCCCTGTTGAGCGACTGGCTCGACGTGCCCTACCCCATCGTGATCGGGCGGCCGGGGAAGCTGGGGGCGAGCGACTACATCACCGGCTCGCCCGCGGTGTGGGTCGACCATCGAGGCGACAACCCCGGCGGCTGGGGCGGGCGCTCGGGCTCGGTGGGCCACGTCGTCGTGATCGCCGGGCATCACGTCAGCGCGCAGTACGTCTACTTGAATCACGATGCGTACACGACGGCCGACAAACGCTTCAAGGTCTTCAACGGCTGGGACCAGGCGGGACAGCCGGTGGCGTTCATTGGGTGGTACCTCACGACGACGTCGCCTGACGCGTATGAGTTCGACAATACCTACGCCTACACCTGGTTTGTCGACCCCGACCCCAACACGACGACGGGCGGCCCGACGGTGAGCTTCGGCTCGCTGTTTGTGGACCTCGAGGCGACGTTCACGGACACGACGCAGACGCCGCTGTTCGTCGTCTGGAACGACGAGGCCACGGTCGACGGCGGCGGCGGCGGCCTCGTCCGTGACGGGGCGACCATCCGCGGTGCAGGCGACGTGCTCGCCCACCTCCTCAGCCTCACCACGCTCTCCATCGACTGGGGCCGCCTCGCCGCGGCGATCCCGCTCCTCTCCGCGTACCAGCTCGACGGGTGCATCACCGAGCGCGTGAGCGTGTGGTCCCTCATCCAGGACGAGATCCTCCCGCTCCTCCCGGTGTCGCTCGTCAGCGGACCCCGCGGCATCTACCCGGTTGTCTGGCGCCACACGGCGACGGCGGCCGACGCGGTCCTCACCATCGACGCCGACGCCGACCCCAGTGTCAGCCGAGACGGGCGCGTGTCCTACGACTCCCAAGACCGCGTCAACCGGTTCTCGCTGGAATACCAACTCTCGTACAGGACGGGGAACTACCAGGCGGCCCGGACCTACGGGAGCCTTGAGGACGCGGCCTCCGGCTCGGGCGTCACCGCGCACCCGCTGTGTACCTGGAGCCAGGGCAGGACGCGCACCGTGCGCGAGAAGCGGATGTCCTCGGCGTGGGTGTACTCCGACTCGACGGCCTACGCCGTCCTTGAGTGGTGGGCGGCGGCCTACGCGCTCCCGACGCGGACGGTGGACTACCGGGTCCCCGAGGTGGAGTACGCCCATGTCGAGCGGGGCATGGTCGCCACGCTCACCGACGCGTCCATCTACTGCGACGGCGCGGTGTGCCTCGTTCGTGACGTGCTCACCGACGGATCGGGCTCGCTGGTCCTCACGCTCCTGCTGCTCGACAACCCCCTGACGAGGACCGCCTGATGAAGCTCCAACCCCTCGGCGACCTCCGCGGCGTCCTCATTCCCGACGCGGGTACGCTCACCGCGGCCTACTCGGCCACCTCCCAAGCCGGCCCCCGCGCGGGCCCGGTGGTCCCAGACCAGACGACGGGCCTGCTTCTCCACGCCAGCGGCGCGCTCGACGCGTCGAGCGAGGCGGCCCAGGGCGTCACGATGGGGATCACGACGCTCACGGGCGGCGGTGTCGGCACAGGCGCGATCCGGTGGGCGTTCAGCGGTGACACTTTGCGGAGCTGGGATCCGCCGGTGATGCTCGCGGGCTGGGAGTACATCGACCGGTCCACGGTGGCCTCGCGCTACGTCGCGCCTCACGTCATCCGGCGCGCGTCCACCGGCCTCCCCGTCGCCGTCGTGACCAAAAACACTAACGACGTCGTGGTCAACATGGCGGACAATCGGGGCATCTGGACCGCGGCGACTGTCGAGGCCACCACCGCACAGACGCGGGCGTGCCTTGTCGACCTGCCGAGCGGGCGCCTCCTCTGCCTCTACGTCGTCGCGGCCTCGAGCTCCTCGACGCAGGTGCGGATGGCATACTCGGACGACGACGGCGCGACGTGGGCGGTGGGCGCGAGCTCGGCGCTCGGGTCGTCAATCGGGGTGGCGTCGAGCGCGGTGGTCCGCATCCGCGCGGTCTACCTCGCCGGGCAGATCTCCATGTTCATCCACTACGTCACGGCCGGCGCCGACTTCGTGTTCCAGCTCGCGAGCTCCGACGGGGGATGCCGGTTCGTCGGCATCGTCGGCGATGTCTCCAGCGGCTACCCCGACATGGTCGTCAGCCAGGGCTCGATCTTCCTCTCGCTGCTCCGCTACAGCGCCGCGTACACGCCGGTGACGGTCCAGCCCTACGTCTACCGGCTGTCGTCGGCTTCGCAGCCGATCTCATCGGTTGAGGGCGTCCAGGCGGGGACGGCCGCGGGCTCCGAGGTCTTCGGCACCTTCGCCGCGGGCGTGTTCACGGCGGGCGAGCTCGCGCTACTCGCGATGGATGACGGCACGCTCTACGTCTACGGCGTGGACTTCGCGGGCACCGGCACCGGCGAGGTCATCACGCGCGTGAGCATCGACAGGGGCGCCAGTTGGGATCACAACTTTCGCAATAGCCACGGCGACGTCAACGGGACGGTGCTCCACTTCTCGGGCATCAACACCACGGCCTGGCGCGACCTGTCGGTAGCGCCCGAGCGCGGACGTGCCATCATGGCGCACGCCACGATTGGCACGTCGACCGGCGACTACACGAGCCTCGCCGCTGCCTACCTCGGCGGCTGGTCGACGGTGGGGATGCCGGCGCCGGGGAGTCAGGAAGCATGGGAAGTGGCCGGCTGGGATGACACCTACGTCCCCATCGACCTTCCCGACGACTCGGGCCCGACGTGGACGCGTAGCTTCACCGGCGCGGCGACCGAGACGCTCGGCTCGGGCGGCGTGACGGTGAGTTGCATCGGCACCGACCGCGGGCAGTACCTCGCGACGCCGGCGACCACTGGCTACGAGGCCGACGGCGTGATCCTCGAGTACGCGGTTGTCGTCACCTCGGGCACGGCGAGTGCCGAGGTGCGGATCTCCGACGGCACGAACGCCTACATCACCCGCGTCGACGCGACGACGACCTCCGTGGAGCTCCGCGACGTGACGGCGGGCACGCTCGTCGGGACTGCGGTGACCGTCGACTGCACCAAGGGCGTCGTGATTCGCATCGCGGTAGGGAAGGCCTCGGGCGCGTGGTCTACCAACGTGGGCAAGGTCCGCGCGTGGGTGCGCCTTGAGGGGCCCTACGGCAGCGGCTTCGTCAACCATGGCCCTCGCCAGGACCGCGAGTGGACGTCCCTCGGCACGACGAGCACGCTTCAGTCGGTCGCCAGCGGCACCAATCGGATCCGCTGGGGCTCTGTGCCTCTGCCCTGCACTTCGACCTGGCGCCAGTTCGTCTTCTCGGCGGGCCGCGAGGCTGCAGGCAACATCCTTGCCAGCCCGGCCGGGACCTCCCGAGGCCACCTCATCCCCCCCGTCGGGAGCCCCGTCCACCTGGTCGACGGCCTCCGCGTCCACGGTGTCGACGGGCCGACGGTGGCCGGTGACACGTTCACGACGACGGCCGCCTTCTCGTATCCAGTCGCGGCGATCAACCCCGCCGTGTCCCCCTCGCCGCGGCGTGTGTGGCGCTCGACGCTGGACACGGTGCAGCAGGACATCATCCTCACGGGCGTCGACCTCGGCGCCCGCTCCGGTGACCTCTACGGGTTGTACTTGGCTGGGTGCAACTGGCGCACGGCTACCCTCTACCGGGACAGCAGCGGAACGAACAAGGTCTGTGACATCGATCTCGGCGCGAGCATGGCCGGTATGGACTTCGTCCGCAACCGCGGCCTCGTCTACCCCGTCGCCGGCGCGGGCGTCGGGATGCCCTTCTACGCGGGCGCGACGGCGCTGGAGGGCGCGACCGTGGAGTACACGTCGACGAGCGCCGGAAACCCGGTGGTGGTCCGCACGGTGCGGGCCAACACCTCGGGCGGTTGGGTCGCCAACGCGCCCGTCGGCACCTACGCGTCGACGCGCCTCGAGCTGGAGAGCTACGACGCGGCCGATCCGACGAGCGGCCTACTCACGCTGCGGATGCCCTCGGCCGTCGTCCTCTTCGACGCGATGGTCGGCACCGACACGCTCATGCTGCGGATCCCCGCCCAAGTCACGCCCGACGACTACATGACGATCGGCACGATGATCGTCGGGCGCGTCCGCCTCTTCGGGCGGCAGTACAGCCGCGGGCGCGGGCTCACCTTCAAGCCAGCCTACGAGCTCGCCGAGACGCGCTCGGGCGCCCGGCGGGGGCGCGCCCTCGGGCCGACTCGACGCGCGATGGAGATGGCGTGGGACGACGGCGTCGACACGACTGGGCTGCACACCCCCGGCACGGCGCCCGACTACTACGGCCTCGGCTACGCCGGTGCCGACGGCCTCACCGCCATCGCGGACACGCCGCGGACGCTCGCGGGCATCATCGCCGAGACGGACGGCGCGGTCCTGCCGGTGGTCCTCCTGCCCGCCATCCGGCAGCAGTCGAGCGCACCCGGTACCACCGGGCTCCAGCTCCTCGATCCCGAGGCGCACCTCTACGGGCGCGTGATGACGGAGACGCTCCGGGTGGACGCGTCGAGCTCGGTGCGGGGTGACGAGCTCCGCGACCCCGGTGAGATGGTCCAGATCAGCACGGTACGCATCGAGGAGGAGGTCTGATGGCGACGACTACGGTGTGCCCTGTCGCGTGGATCCAGATCGGCAGCGCCCAAGCCGACGCGGCGGCGCGCGCCCTCATCGTCCAGGCGGGCTCGGGCGTGACGCTGACGACGACGACGACCGGGGGCGTGGCGACGACGACGATCGCGGCCTCGGGCGGCGGCGGTGGCGGCACCCCGACTGGCGCGGCCTCCGGAGACCTCGCCGGCACCTACCCGGCGCCGACGGTGACGCAGGCCCGAGGCCTTCGCGAGTCGGCGGGCCCGACGACGTTGACGATGGGCGCGGTGGCCGACGGCCAAGTGCTCAAGCGCTCGGGCTCTACCATCGTCGGCGCGTTCCTCTCGCTCGCCCTCGTCGTGTCTCAGCCCGACGCCTACGTCGCGCTTGAAGGGCTCTCCGTCGTCTACCCGTCCATCATCTCGTCCGGAGGCACCGTCGCATGAGTCTCGCCCCTCTCGCATGGCGCTACGTCGGAGCGCAGGCCTTCGCCAGCGCGACCGTAGCCTCTGCCCTTGACGCGCTCTACACCCTCGGGCTCAAGGTCACCTACGACGACGCGACGACGCGGACGCCGGGCTCGGGCTCGGCGTGGACGTGGTCGCGCTTCCAAAACGCCAGCGTCACGGAGGCCTGCTACGCCACGCCGCCGACTGACACGCTTGGCCTCCGTGTGATCCTCGCCGGCGCAGCCGTGGCCCCCGTGCCGGTACAGACGATGGCGGTGCCCGATGTGGCCGCCGCGGGAACCATGCACTGCAACGTCGTGAAAAACGCCGGTGCGTTCGCGTCGTGGAACGCGGCTTCACCCTTCACTTCTGGGCAGACGTTCGGGTATTGGCGCGTGTGGGCCTCGGCGTCCGGGGCTGGCACCGTCCGGCTGTACGAGGGGACCGAGGCGGTCCTCGTGCTGATCTCGACGGGCGGCGGCAGCATCTACGGCGTGTTCCTCGGCGCCCTGCTCGACCCCGAGAGCCCCGACGTAACGAGCGATGCCGAGAGCGATGGCAAGCTCTACGGGATGATCACCTCGGGCATCGCGACCGCCATCAGTAGCGCGATGAACACGGCCACCGCGTTCCTGGACCATTCGGTCACCGCAAGCCAGAATCACGCCGGTCTATTTACGCCCAGCGGAAGCGCCCTTCTCACCATGAACCGCCGCGCCCCCGCCAATAACGCGTTGACGACGACCTCGCTGAAGACGCGCTCAGGTCGGTACGTCCGCGCGCCCTACGATTACAGGTCGACGGCCGCCGCACCCAACGACGCGTCACTCGGCCGCCTTCGAGAGGTCAGTATGTTCGCCGATGGGAAGACCGGGACTCGGCTGATTTCGGGCGCGACCACCATCGGCTACCTCGTCAGCGGCTCGACTTCAATCGACCAGGACGCCATCATCCTGGCGCACGCATGAGCCCGGCCGTCGCCTGGGTCGCAGCCCTCGCCGCCGAGGGCCACACTCCCGTCCGCATCGAGGCGCCGGGCGTCCATCACGCCGATCTCATCGCGGCTGGGTACGCGCCCGAGTCGGAGCGCGACGGGCGAGCCGGCCACATCGTCGTCACTGACACGAACGTCGCCGAGTGGGCGGCGAACCTGCCGGAAACGTGGTAGTCTTGCGCGTGCGAGGTTGACTATGCCTAACGACGCTCCCGCTTGGTACAGCAAAGCTTTCCGGGTCGAGGGCCCCGCCGGCATCCTCGCGATGCTCCTGTCCAGTGGAGTACTCGGCGCGACCGCAGCGGGCGGCGTCGGGGCCTACACACGCGACGGCGACCTTGCCGCGGTGGACGCTCGCGTAGATGCGCGCATGGGCGCGGTAGTCGAGCAGCTCCGGCGCGAAGCCCAAGTGGCGACCGAGGCGACCGAGGCCCTCGCTGGCGTGCGCTACGAGGAGATCTTGCGCCGGCTCGACAGGATCGAGAGGCGGTTGGACACGACGCCTTGACCCCGCCCACCCTCCGCATCCGCGTGACCCGCGACGAGCCGCACGACGCCGGCACGCTCGGCGTCGTCGAGCTCGACCTCCCCGACGACGGGGCCGGCTGGATGCCCTTCGGCTACTGCTCCGAGGACGTTGACCGGCGCCTCGAGGTCGATCCCCGGATGAAGATCCCCGGGCAGACCGCGATCCCCACGGGCACCTACGCGGTGCGCCTCTACCACAGCCCGAAGCACGGCCCGGACACCCCCGAGCTCGTCGCCGTCCCCGGCTACCAGCACGTCCAGATCCACAGCGGCAACGGCGCACGCGACACGCTCGGGTGCCTCCTGTTCGGGCTCGGGCGCGACATCGGCGCGGGCATCGTGACGCGGAGCCGGCCCGCCTGCGCGTGGATCCGGGGCGAGATCGCCCGGGTCATCAAGGCCGGCGGCACGGTGACGGTGGAAGTCCGGAGGGCGGCATGACCAACCCCGACCGGTCCCAGCTCGCCGCCCTCGGGCGCCCCGTCGCCGTCCCCGGCGTCCACTTCCCGAGCGCGAGCGACGACGAGGCCCTGGGGCGCCACCTCCGCGCCGACGCAGCCGAGGACCTCGACGCGCTCCGGCGCGTGAGCGATGCGGCGATCGGGGACGAGCTCTTCCGGCGCCGTGAGGCGCGCACCCCGACAGGAGCGACATGACCCCCACCGATCGCCGCGCCCACCGCGCCGCCCGCATCGCCCACGCCCGCACCCGTCTCCCCGCGCGGTCCTGGCTCCGCGCCCGCATCGAGCCGCTCATCCTCGCCGGCCAGTCCGACGACCAGGTGGCGCGCCAGATCGCCACCGCCCTCGACGGCCTCTTCGCGCTGGACCGGCTCATCCCCGGCCCCGTGGGGCAGCTCGCCGAGGCGGTCGACGGGGACATCCTCTACGCCGTCGCGCTCCCGATCGTGAAGGGCGCGCGGCGCGCGATGGTCAAGGCGCAGATCGTGCACGCGTAGGGGGCAACCCTCAAGGAATTCGTGAGGGTTCGGGGTGTGGGAAGACCGTGGGAAGACCGGGGCACGAATGGCCGTGGAGCGGCAATCCAGGCCAGCCAGAACCGCCGCTAAGTGCCCGTCATTACCCGCGAACCGCAGCCGAGCCGCACAGGTATGCCCTGTTCCAAGATCCGCATCAACAGCGGATCGTAGAGCGGTGTGGGAACGAGTGTGGGAAGACGGCCGGGGCCGCGTGTACCGCTTTACGACGACGTGAACGGGAGCACGGCCCCGAGCTGCGCGCGGGCCACAGCTCGCCGCTTGTCGTCGAGGCTCGGGCGCCGGTAGCGTCGGGCGGCCTCGGCGGCGGAGTGTCCCTGCACGCTCGCCCCCGTCGCCGGCTCCACGTCCGACCGGCCCATCTCGTCCGTGGCCCACCGGCGAATCGCGTGCGACGTGAAGCGCCCCTCGGCGAGCCCCAGTCGAGCGGCGACCCGAGCGCAGGCGGCGGGTAGGAGCTTCATCGTGCGGCTCACCGCGGTGACGGGCTGGACCCCGAGCACCCACCGCGCGCGGATGTCGAGGGGCATCTGCCGGCGGCCCTGCCCCTTCGGGTCCTCGGTGCGGTCGCGCCAGGTGCGGAGGGCCTCGGCCACCTCGTCGCCGATCGGTACCTCGCGCTCGCCCGTCTTCGCTGCCCCCGCGTGCCGCCCGAGGGAGAGGTAGGGCATCGGCCCGAGCCGGCAGTCGGCCCACTCCAGAGCGGCGATCTCGCCCACGCGAGAGCCCGTGGCGTACATGAGCCAGATCAAGAGCCCGTAGCGGGGCGGGAGCTCCTCGATGAGCGCAAGGATCTCCTCTCGCGCCGGGGTGCGGGTGGGTCGCTTCGGGCGGGCGGCGAGCGGCTTTGGCGAGAGGATCGGGCACGTCGTCCACCGCTTCTGCCGGGCGTACTTCAGGACCATCTGGAGGACCGAGACGTCATCGTTGATCGTCTTCGTCGCGTGTCCCGCGGCGGCCCGAGCGAGCGCGTAGTCCTCGATCGCCGTCTCCTCGAGCGCGTCGAGGACCAGGTCCCCGATCGTGCCCTCGCGCTTCCGGGAGATGAGCCGCCGCACGCTCGCGGTGTAGGCGAGGAGGGTGCGCGCCGTGATCTGGTCGGCCTCCATCTCGCTCGCCTTCCGCCCGAGCCAGAGCTCGGCGGCGTCCCGGATCGTGTAGCCGCTGGACTCCCGAGCCGCCGGCGCCGCCGCGAGGTGGTCAGCTACCCACCGGATCGCCTTCGCCTCGATCTCGGCGTGCGTCCCGCGCCCGAGCACGGGCTTCTGCTTCTCGCCCTTGACGCACGAGTACCCCCTCCACCACCACCGCGCGTCCTTCTCGGTCGGCTCCCGCTCGGGGTAGACGGTCAGCGGGCCGACGACGATCGGATCGGGCTTGCGGGGAGGGCGGGCCATCTCAGGAGGCTACGCGCCGACCGGCGCTCAGTCCACCGATACTCGACGTGCCCGGTCGACCGGCGGGCGTCTCGGAGGTGCGGCCACGAGCTGGGCGCCGTCCCGCTCCCGCTTGAGCGCCGCGTTGATCTCGCCGACCTCGAAGCGCAGCCCCGCCCCCGGCGTCGGAAGCGCGAGCCCACGCGCCCGAGCCCACGCCAACGCCTTCTCCCGGCCGCAGCCGAGGTGGCGGGCGAGCTCGTCGTCCGTGAGGAGGTCGCGATCTCCGAGGCCGCGGGGTGCCATGGCTACGGCATCCCCGACACGATCTCAGACGCCATCCGCTCCCCACGCGCCCGAGCCTTGATGAGCTCACGCAGCCGCTCCACCTCGTCCAGCAGCGCCCCCACGTCCATCCGATACGCCGCCTGCCAGCCGGTGCCGGTGGCGCGGGAGAGCACCTGACGGATGCCGGTGAGGTCGAGGGATGCGACGGCGGGGGGCCCCTCGTCAATGGCGACGACTTCGGCGCCGGCCATGACTGCGCGCCACCATTCGACGGACTCGCGACATGCGCCGCGCTCCCCGTCGACGATGGTGGTGTAGGTCCAGCTTACGAGCCACCCAGATACATCCAGCACGGTCGCCTCGTAGCCGGGAAGCCCGTACCGGACGACGTCGCCCGCCCGCGGATCCACCCGAGGATCGCGCCCCTCAACATCGGCGGGGGTGGGGCGGGTCATGGCGCACTCTCCAGGGCGGCGACCAGGGCCTCGGCTTCGGTGGTGTGATAGCCGCCAAACTCGCCACCGTCCCCGATTAGCGACCACATCCGCCCGCCGTTCAGGATCCCAACAAACTGGCAAATGGCGCCAACGCCCTCGTCTTCGCACACCTCCCGCACCAACGCGAGGAGACAGCCGAGCGTGGCGGGGTCGGCCAACACCGGGAGTACCTCGGCTCCCGCGTACCAAGGCCAGTTCTCCCCCACGCGAGCGCGCCACGCGCCGTCCGCGAGGAGCATCCCCGGCATCCATCGCCAGCCCTTGCAGGCGACGGCGCGGCGGGAGAGGGCGATCTGCTCTTCGGTCATGGCTTCTCCTCGCGGCGGTGCTCGCCGCTCTTGATTCGATCCGCACAGAACGACATCCAAGGATCCCCGCCGTCTTCAGCCCATCGCTCCAAAGCGGCCCCCACGGCGGCGCGCTCTTCCTGTGTCGCCATCTCCACGATGCGGGGCAGCGCATCCACAAGCGCATCCAGGGCTTGCACCATCACCGACGCGCTCATGACCGCAGGCTCCAGAGGTTGACGACCCCGCGGCCCATGTGGCGCGTGCGGGGGACGGTGACGCACTCGGCGATGCCGAGCAGGTAGAGGGCGCGGAGAGCGCCGCACGCCTGCGCGGTGCTCACGCCGATGGCTTCGGCGACCTCGGCAGCGGGGCTACTCGGCTCGGCCGCGAGGTAGTCGCGGGCTCGGGCGCGGATGGTGGTCACGCCGGCACCGTGCCCAGCAGCGCCGCCCGGACCTCGGCCCCGTCCGCCGTCAGGATCCACCGCCCCGCCGGCCGGGTGGTGGTCGGCCGCATGGACGCCAGCCCGAGCGTGCCCGCCTCGGCCCACAGCGCGGACGAGGGGGCGAGGTGGGGGGCGGCGAGGGCGTCGCGGAGCTCGGGGGTGAGGCGGGAGAGGCGGATCACGACAGCGCCCCGCCGACGTACCCGCCGCGCCCGGCGGCGAGGGCGTCCTCGGCCGCTTCGGCGCGGGCGACTACGTCGTGGTAGTCGACCTCAAAGGCTTTGACGCCAGCAAGGACGCCGCGGATGGCTTTCAGCTCGGCGAGCTCGCGGAGCAGCTCGGCGTCGTCGTGTACCTCGAGAAGGCCGAGTTCCTCGCGGATGGTCCCGACGAGGTCTCTGAGCTGGTCACGCTCGGCGGCGAGGGCGCGCACGCTGTCCCCCTCCTCGAGCTTGTCGTATGGGTCGACGCCGGCCTCGTCGAGGGCCGCGAGCACGTCGTACAGGCGAGCCTCGAAGCCCGCGGCCTCCTGTCGCCAGAACTCAACAGTGGCAGCGCCACCCGGGGGGATCGTGACGCCCGATTCAGCCCGCCTCACGCCGCCACCGCCAAGTCAGCGCGGCCCGACTCGCTCAGGCGGTAGCGGGCGGGGCGATGCCCGTCGCTCACCAGCCAACCCTCGGCGGCGAGGCGGCTCACGAAGCGGGCGATGGAGGACTCGGAGAGGCCGGAG